ATTGGAGCGGAGCACGAGAATCGAACTCGTAACTGAAGTTTGGAAGACTGCCGTTTTACCACTAAACTAGCCCCGCATTATTTTCTAAAAACAAAATTTATTATAATTCTTTCACTACTTATAATAGGTGAAGAACTCGCATGTAGATAAGAAGAGTCGAATAGAAGTGCTCTACCTTTAACTGGAGTTATTCTATCTCGAATTGAGATACTTGTCAAGTTTATATCTGGTTTCTCATTAAATACAAATGTATCACCATCCGAGTCGTTCACATAATATATTAATGTTTCAACTTCACCTTCGTAATCACAATGTGGTATATGATAATTATCAGGTTTGTACTGTTTATCGGCTAACAACATATTAGCTTTCACACGTAAAATTCTATCAGAAAAGTTTCTTCCAAAGTAGTCTTCTGCGCAATGTAGTAGATACATTCTAACAAACGAGTCTTTTTCATTGTTTAGATCATGGACAAATTGTGAAGAATCTTTGGTATTTTCATCCATGAAATGATGTCTATTATCGTATGCCTCTTGTGTTCCAACTTTACAATAATTCCAAGGAAGAGTTTTACTATAAAAATAGTTTTTTATCTCTTCTTGTAAAATTACATTAATAAAGTTATCAACAATTTCCATTATGCCACTTTCCGATGTGCAAGAATATCTTTCATTCTATCTGCACAGTAAGACGCAGCGAAAGCATTTGGTTTAACCAGTGGGATGACATTACACATACCACGAATGTAACCAACAGCTTCGTTGATCACACAGCTTGAACCATGCATTTCATTTGGATTGATGTCAAGGTGCACCTGCACTTCTCTATCATCCAGAACATCTTGTAGTTTCAGATACAATTCAGCAATCTTGTATACTTCGTTCATCAGACGCATACGTGGACGATCTTTTCTTTGATCATAGTCACGTTCACGAGTCGATTCACCAAAGATTTTACAACCATGCTTACCATCAATATGTACCACAATAGCAAGAGTGTAATCAGCGTACCATGTACCAGCCATGTTGAATCGTTCAGAGTCTCCACCGATATAGATTTTTGTCTCAGGACTCTGAGCTTCGATAAATTGTTTCACTTCATCTATGTCGATACGCTTCATGATTTACTCCTATTTTATCATGCTTATTAACTCCCGAGCAACATCTGCTCTTTTCGTTGGAGTTGGTTCACCAAAAATAACTATCACGTGCTTTTTGGTTCCTTCAACTACTAATGCCAGACATCTTCCAGCAGTATTAGTGAATCCAGTTTTACTTAACGCAATATTGTCATACTCATTCAATAATAACGAATTTGTATTGCGTAGTGTTTTGTAATACGTTTTCTTTTTCTGTTTGATTCTTTTAACTATTGGGATTCTTTTTTCTGCCGTGGAAGATATTTCTCTAATGATCGCATACTTATCTGCCTCAACCACAATCTTAACATACTCAGTTACAGTGCTACGATTATTTGGACTCAATCCACTGGGATCTTTATACTTAGTATTTACCAATCCCATCTTAATTGCTTTGTCATTCATCGCTCTAATAAATGCAGTGTATCCTCCTGGATACTTTTTTGCTATCTGCATTGCAGCATGATTGTCTGAACGAATGAGTAACCTATCGAGCAATCTTCTATCAACATTTTTACTGGTGTCCAAATACACCATAGCAGTCATCAGCTTTGTTAAACTGGCGACTGATGCAACATCATTGGGGTTTTTACTTGCTACTACTTTACCCTCATCTACATTGTATAGTATGTATGCTTCACTTGGTCTCGCATACACATTAACGCATAACAAAAATATGAGTACTGTTAAGAGTCTCTTCATATTTTCCTTTATTGGAGCGGGTAACGAGGCTCGAACTCGTGACATCTTCCTTGGCAAGGAAGTGCTCTACCAACTGAGCTACACCCGCATTTTTGGCATCCCGAGAGAGATTTGAACTCCCACCAAGGGTTTTGGAGACCCACATGCTGCCGTTACACCATCGAGATATTATTGATTTTGTTTTTCTTCTTTATACATGTCCATTCGTTCTTGCTCAGTTTTGAGACTTTTAAGCAATGCATCGTTATCACTGGTTTTGTCTCTTTGAAAGATAGCATCCCATCGTGCTGCATATTCTTCATTACTGACACTAATTGGTCTTGGTTTAGAACCTTTACCACCATCACTCATTTTCTTTCTCTCCAAAAATCTGTATTGTATATCTATTATGTTTAGCGAATGGACTTACTGGAGTTACCATGTGTAGTGTATTATTATCATTTACAACTAGTGTATTAAATTCTGGGATATGTGCTCTCCAGTCTTTTTCTGAATGCTCATACAAGAAAATACCACCATCATCTGGAACCCATTTTTCATTTAAATAAAGTGTTGCACCAAAAACAACATGTGAATCATTATGTAATGAAATACCAGAACTCGGCAACCATACAAAATATTGTGTAAATATTTTTTCATTTCGAACATTCTTTGGAAGACAATCTCCTATGTCTTCCATCACTAACTTTCTGCAACCATCACTCAATGGTGTAACCATAGTTGTTCCAGCCACATTAATCCTAACAGCTGATGGCCATTTAAAATTAGAAGCTGTCCACTTTTCTCTTTGTTCCATAAAGTTGGTTAATTCTCTATGAATAAAAGATAAAGTATGTTCTGTTAAAGCATTTTCATATATTTGCATATAAATCCTATAATTAGTTGGTGCTGCTTGTCGGATTCGAACTGACCACCTACGCATTACTAGTGCGTTGCTCTACCAAATGAGCTAAAGCAGCATACATACTACTTATGTTGGTGGAGGATAGCGGAATCGAACCGCTAACTCAAGCGTGCAAGGCTAGTGTTTTCCCAATTAGACTAATCCCCCGAAATTTGCGACTGACTACTTATCACATTGTACGCCATCAGTCAAGGCGAGTATTCACCATTTAATTTTACGACCCTCATTCCATCCTTCTGGTAGATGATCGTCTTTTCCTATTTTTCTACATATTTGCAATGATAAAGAATGTATCCATCTTGTTCCATACTGAGAATTTTTAGAACCACTTTGGTTTATCATAGCCTTCTGAGAAATAATACGTTTAGTTTCATCAGAATGTTTTCTACCCAAAAATGGTTTATAATCTCCATGTTTTAATGATTCACTAATTTTTAATTTAGTTTCATCACTAATAGGATTTCCTCTTACTAAATTTTCTCCACCGTATCCTCGTTTACCATTGTTACCATAAACATTTTTATTATTCGCATTGATATATTGAAAACCACCATTTCCGCCTACCTTTAAATTATAGGTATTGGCAATACTGATAAAATCTTCACTAACAAGTTCAGCTTCTTTTAAAAACATCTCTTCAGCTGTTTCAAATATGAACATAATTTCTTTCTCGAAATTATCAATTCCATATTTCTCTTGCGCACGTCTTAAATACTTACCAGAACCCATATATCCGTCATCAAGATTTCTTGTCTTATGAGATCCTATGTAGATCTTGCCGTCAATCTTGTTTGTTATTTTATAAACAGTATAGAACATAATTCCTCCTACTTCTATTTATAAAATTCGAGTCTTGACATCGACTCAAGGGCTCCACAGGCAGGGATCGAACCTACGACCAATTGATTAACAGTCAACTGCACTACCGCTGTGCTACTGTGGAATATAACTAACTTGTGGCAGGTGCGGTATCTGGTCACTGTCTAGCCAATGACTTGCCCATGCTCCTTTTACTTTCCTTACCACAAAACTTGGTGCCCCATGACAGAATCGAACTGCCGTAGCCTGATTACAAAACAGGTGTAATACCATTATACTAATAGGGCAAAACTTGGTCCGAGTGGAGAGATTCGAACTCCCGACCCTCTGCTCCCAAAGCAGATGCGCTACCAGACTGCGCTACACTCGGATAAAAACTGGTGGTGATGAGTGGATTCGAACCACTGCGCATCTCCGTATGAAGGAGCCGATCTACCAGACTGAACTACATCACCATAGTTGAATCCTCTACACTATTTGCCTATCCTCAACACGCTTTACTCGAGTTTACGATTTATTGAATAGGTTACATAACGTATGATCAAACCTCTGTGCTTGCAGAAGATTCAACTATGGTGCCCCAAGAGAGACTCGAACTCTCACGCACTAGGCACTGGCTTCTAAGACCAGCGTGTCTACCATTCCACCATCGGGGCGAATGCTTCCTATCTATCGTGGTAATTATAGTATATCAGTTTACTTCTGGTTTGTGTACATCGCACCAGTTTCTCCATCACACATACCCTCCACCCACTTGCCACAGATAGGACTCTCGTGTTGCTAACGCTAGTTGGGTCGACTAGAACCATCCTACTGATCGTCAGTCAGTTTCTCTCGTGCGGATCACACTAGCAGTGATTAGCTGCAGGTTTGGTAGCGGGAGTAGGAATCGAACCTACCTCATTTTGGCTTATGAGACCAACTAGTTACCCAGAACTATATCCCGCATCATATATGTATTTATTGGTACCTCGTGACAGATTCGAACTGCCGACCTTCTCCGTGTAAAAGAGACACTCTACCACTGAGTTAACGAGGCATAACTGGCGGTCTCAAGGGGTAACGATCCCCTTCTTTATGCGTGACAGGCATACGTGCGTCCATGAACACTTTGAGACCAACTAGGGTGCTCACTGTTGGAATCGAACCAAACTGTTTAACTCCGTATCTTCCTAGCACTTTCGGTGGTTAGTCGACTTAGCACCTAACTCGTGTGATCTAGTGTAGTTAAACTTCAGCAAGCAAATTTGGTGGATGAGGTTGGACTTGAACCAACAATGCCAGAGGCGGAAGATTTACAGTCTCCTGGGGTTACCAATTTTCCTACACATCCAAAACTTTATACAACTGACAATTCATTCGTGCATCCATCGTTATATGCACCTTTCACCTGAATTAACTAGCTCGAGCAGGACTCGGTACGTTACTTGGGATAATTGTCCAACGCTTCTAATTTTTGCTAGGGTATTGCGCCCCTCGTTGCTTTACATTAACTCGATCTTCGAAGAATCTTATTAATGTGACTTTCTCTTGCTAACAACAAATTGTCATGTGTATAAAGTTTCCTTCATACGTTGGCGCACTGAGATTACATGCTTACCTGCAGACACATCGGACATTATAAAACAACTTGCGGTCATCAATTCTTCCGACATCCACTAAGACCCTTGCGGTATCCTAGTTTGCCTACAACATCGCCATTTTTAAAGACAGGCAGTAGTCTTGTCACTGTATGTTACTCTACGCCATCTATTCCGTTGACCTTGCGAGCCATTCAAGTGCGCTAACACCTTACGAAACTTCCAGCATAAACCAACTTCACCTTGCGAGTTCCATTGGACTCAATTCACTTGCGTGTTGAGTATTAGATGCCTTTCACATACAACCGAGTCAGTCTTTGCTTTTTAATCGTTAGAAGGATTTGAACCTTCAGTCGACTCCTTAACAGGGAGTTGGCATACCATTAGCCTATAACTGAACCTACTGCGATGTGCTGACTCAGTTGCTTCATATTCTTTTGGAATACAAAATACAACACACCACGTGCCTTTTGTCTTGCGAACTACTTGGCGATGCTTCACGACCAGTGTCTACGTATTGCTACGCATCCACCAACCATTAACACTGCATTCTAGCCTTTGGGTGCAACCCCTCAGACACGAACACTACACTTTCTCATACCAGTTGACGAATTGGTTTTGTTGTGAGGACAGCACCACCTGTTTCTCTCTGGTCACTCAAGTTCCCCTTATCTTTCGACTTGGGCTTGTAAGCAACCATTCTTTCCACAACATTCGCTTCACTGTTACCACCACCAGTCTTATTAGTGATGGCTCTGTCACCAGAGTGAGCATGCTTGTTTAGTTGAACCATTGCTGGCGATGGTATGTAGGCATTCCATCTTTGGGAGAGTCACCCCTCTTATTCTAATGACACTAAACTGCCATTTCTAAAATCTACCAAATTTAATAACACTGGATGTTTAGCAACAACCCCAATACAAGGGTTAACCACGTGATCGTCTCACGAATGGTTGCTAACCACATTACATGCCATGTTGTTCCAGCGTCCTCCTGATACTATCTCAAGGTTTCTTGTAACTTAGCAAGAGCCACTTCGGCAAGTGATTATTCTCTTCTAAGTTACCTACTGGCATGGTAACCAATGCAATTAAATTTGGTACTCGGCAGGGGAATCGAACCCCTCTTACATACGTGAAAGGCATGTGTCCTAACCGATAGACGAGCCGAGCAAAGGTGGTGGTTTTTAGAGAACCACCAAACTCATCAGTTGCCTCATGCTACGTATTTACCGTAGACTCAGAGAGGACTTCAGAAGAATCTATTATACATCAAATAACTTTGAATGTCAACACTTATTTTTCTCATCAGTAAGTTTTTTCAACTCCGCATCATATTCCAGTCTCGACAGAACGACACCATAGATGGCGTAAACCAAAAATGTAACCAGACCAATACCTAATACTGCTTTCAGCACCTGAACAGGTGTATACATCACAATCACATTGAACACTAAAGAACACATGACGATTGCAGCGATGATAAGCAGCGTTTGATACACAGCTTGTTTCTTAATTTCTTCCATTCAATCTCCTAATCAACTAAGACATAATTCTACAGTAAATCACATTGAATGTCAACACCTATCAATAATAACCTTACAACTTGCAGGGTTAATACTTTCGTTTTCTGGAGCACGTAGTAGGAATCGAACCTACGAACATCTGTTTTGCAGACAGCTACCTTACCATTCAGTCACACGTGCATTTGGTGGGCTGACTAGGAATTGAACCTAGACTCAATGAATTATGAGTTCACTGCTTTACCATTAAGCTATCA